TCATTATGTCTCCCATATCTACACAGGGCGTTCCATATGCTGCCATACCCATTGTTATGTATTCATCTTCGTTTGGTTTTAATCCGATGCGTTTCGTGATAGCACTATAGAATAATCCTAGTGAGTCTGGGTATTGTCTACTCCATACTTTCTCTCCATCTTTCCATATACTTGCTGTATCATACTCACCGATTGCATCTATTACAACGCATACTACATCATCTTTAAAAGGAGCAGTATAATATCCTGCTGCCATATGACTCTCATGATGTCCTACAAATGTATCGTATTCTTCTCCATTGATAGTGGCTCTTTGACCATTTTTTAATCTACGCATATTCTTTAAGTCTGTATCTTCATAGAATATACTAAGGTCGTGTCTTGCTTTTAAAAAGTCGGGAACATACTTTTCATTCTTTACTCCCGTATACCTCTCGGCGTGCGTAGCAAAGAGTATCTGATTATTATTTACTACAGCTACAGCTGCATCGTGAAAACCTTCACTAATCCCTAAATATTTCATGCTTCTTGGGGAAGTCCTCCAGTATTTTTGAGTCCATGACAAAGCACTCGGTGTGTCCACCGAAATGATGCTGTGTCTTATGTCTGTCCATTTCATATTTCTTGTGTAGCTTCTGCTCCCATCTCCAGCAGTCGTATATCGTCCCGCTCCATATTCTCTGTATTCTGATGTCGTAGTTCGTAAAGCCACGCCCTCTTTTTACTACGTCTTTGAATGTTCGCCCTTTTGCGATGCCGACCTTTATTGTTTCTCTTTCCCATGTTGCCTTGTTTACAAGGATAACTCCATAGAGCACTCCTTCTTTATCCTTTTCCCAAGGATGATTATCGAAATAAGTTTTGTTATATACTCCACCACTCATGTGTTATCACTATCGCGGTACTTTAGCATTGATTTATCAAATTGCTTTCGTGCAGCTCTTTTGAAAGACCACTCTAAAAGTTTACTTATGATATCACTTATGTACTTCATTCTTGAAAGCTCCCTTCTTGTACTTTATGTACAGACTTCCACGCAACTTTCTTCGCATATTTTAATTCTATACACTTGTCACATTTATCACAAGGTAAGTACTTACCATTACTCATTAAATCTAATTCACCAGTACAACTCCACACCATTTCCAATAACTTTGGCTCGGCTTTCAGCAACATTGCCACAAGTTCGGACTTCTGCATCCATTCAAAAGGAAATACATTAGTAGGTAGTTTAATTATATGGTGTGGTTTAATCCCGTGTGGGTCTAGCGTCTGACTCCACCCACAAGCTATTGCTCTAAATGGAAACTTTAATTGTAATCTCTGTCTAAATGAATCATCAGAGTTTGCTCCCCATATAATAGCTTTGAATCTGACAAAGGGATTGCCAACCATTAGTGTAGAGATAGCAGATAGATGTTGTAAAACTGGGTAATTGTTTCTTCTATTTTGTTGAGGCATATTAGCCTCGTCTACTAGAAGTCTAACACCCATATAGTCGGCCTGTTCTTGGGCAGCTGCTAATTGTGCATCTGCTACGTTTCCCCAACCTTCTTTATTATATAAATGTAAAGCAACAGGGGTATATCCTTTGGCGACTGCATACCATAGAGCTGCAGCACACTCTAGTCCACCACTAAGGTTTACTATTGCGTCTATATCATCTCTAATTTTTTCAGCCATTTTATCTTATTCCTATCTCTGTTGGTAGGTAATCTATTACATGTTGCACAAATTGGATTTGCTGCACGATTACCTTCCCATAATTCTTGTTTTAACTTCTGTAGTTCTGGATTGTGTTTCCACACATCAAAGAAGTTATCTGTTTTTATATTTCCAAATACATTAGTATCTGTCCAATCATTACAGCACATTTGTATGCTGCCGTCCCAATGAATCCAACCTTTAGTCTTAGGTAGAATACATACTTCATTAATAGCTGACCTATCTGTAGCAATACGATTATAAATATCACTTCTGTTTGCTACTTGAATTGGAGTCTCTCCCCATTCTTCAGGCTTCATACTCTGATCCCAGTATCTATGTGTTGCTCTAGGCATAATCTTTTTGCGTTCTTCCATTTGTTCTTCTGACTTATAACTATTAATTATAAGCGTATCAAACAAGTCAAAGTATTGCATCTTTTGTTCTAATTTATATCCATTAGTTAAGATTCTTGTTCTGTAAGTTCTATTCTCATGATGAAGCATCCTTACTAATGCTCCGAAGTCTGGGTGTAGAGAGTTTTCTCCTCTACCAGTGAAACAAATAGTTCCTTTGTAATTGTGGCAACTAGCTATGAATTTTCCGAAATCTCGCAAACCCATGTACTGTTTTGCATTAGGATATCCACTACTACGAGGACAATAATTACAAGTCTCATTACAAAGACCTGTAACATCTATGTTAATAAGTATCGGGCTCATATACAAATATCCAATTCTTTCTTCCTGCTGAATCTGTGTTTGTGCCTACTTCTTTGAAACCAAAGTCTAAGAAAGGTTGCTTTCCGCCCTCATAAGTTATCTCTAACATCATGCGTGGGCTTCCCCATGTTTTCATACAGAACTTCTTTCCTTCAATCAAATCTCTAGTAGTACATCCACCTTTGTATTGAGGCATCCATGCCTGTCTACGAAACGCAGGATATTCATATATCGTTCTATTATCTCCTCTAAACTTCTTTTTATAGCACAGGGCATTGACTCCAACCATTATACCATTCTCATACCACATCATATAATATTGATGTTTGTCATACTTATCTTCTAAGTCTTGATAGCATACTTTGTTTTGCACAATGAATCCTTCAATCCTTAATTGTATTACGCGATAGAGTTCATCAACAGTTAACTGCTGATAATGTTTAATTTCACAAATCATACTCTTTTTACTATTCTCGGGATTATTTCTCCACTTCTAATTACTTCTACATCACAACCTATCTCTAACCCCAATGCATCTATATAAGCTATATTATGCAGAGTTGCTCTAGAAATAGTTGCTTCTCCAATCACACAGGGCTCTAAGATTGCGACTGGTGAAACAGCACCTGACTTCCCGACATTCCATTCAACGTCCAAGAGTCGAGTAACTACTCCAGCTTGTCTTGTCTTCAGAGCGAAAGCTCCTCTAGGATGATGTGATGTGTAGCCTAATTTTTCAAAATATATATTAGAGTCGACTCTTACAACTTTACCGTCCTGAGGAAATTCATTCCAATCACTTTGTGTGACAGTATTAAATCCCATATCTCTTACCATAGTCATATCCCCAATCCAATCAGCACAAATTGCTGGTTGAATACCATAAGATATAAATGTAAGACTACGGGATTTAAATTCTTCTAAGTCTTTTAGATTCAAAGCACCACTTGCATAATTTCTAGCATTTGGTATTGTTTTTGGGGCAACGATTTCTCCAGTAATCTGTTTGACACCTTTGCTCCATATCTCATTTGGTACTAAAGACTTAATTTTATCAGTAATATCTAGACCTTCCCTACCATCTCCACGAGTTAGAGCCTGTGACAATACGCCGTCTACATAAGTTATAGACACAGCTGCACCGTCCATCTTGGCAGTCATAATTGTTGGTTGTTTGGTGTCCCAATTTGGTTCTTCATCTTCGCCTATAAAGACTTTTTGAAGTGAATACATTGGGTAAGGATGTTTGTATCTTGTACCTTCTAGAGTATGACCAACTCTGTTTTCGAGTTCAGTATTCTCTACAAGTCTATCATATACATCGTCAGGCAACTGTGAGTTCCCTTCAGCATACATTCGATTACAATATTCTAGGTATTCTGTCTTATTCATACATATATTATACAGAAATTCTAAGGATTTGTCAAGTATTATTTTTGTGGGCTATAGGTATATCTTATCTAATACATCTTTGAAATGAGTTTCAAGAACAGACTTAACTTCGGAGATAGATAATATCTCAACTAATCCCTCAAATAACGCCTTGCTATTATTAAAGTCTATTGGTATAGCTATGCCGTCCTTTGTTGGCTTCCATTCTTCGTCAAAGTCTAGGTAATATTTCCTAATATGTAAGTACTCAGTATTACGAAAACTATTTACAGTAAGGTAAACTCTCTCGTGTTTTTCTTCATTGTAATGTATTAGTTTCTCGTATACTGGAGGTGCATTATGTAGTTCTATCATTCTTTAATATCGCTGCTAAAGGTACAATAGAAGTCACATTCTCAGGTACTAGAAGTCTGTAGCTGTCGCAATCCCAACAAAATAATAATACTTGGTCGTTATTGGGTTTAGCTCTATTTCTTTTAGTCTGAATATGCTTGTTGTCAAAGTCCATAGTGCAGACATTATACTTCATTCTGCGACTATTTTGACTACGATAAGTAATGATGGCATCGCCTGCATTACTCACATTCTTTATAAAGTCATCTTTCTTCATGCGTTTCCTTGTGGGTTGTTAAAGTCCTTTAGCGTCCCAACAATGGTATCGTCTTGCAAGGTGATTCTACAAGATAAAAGAAGACCCAGCCTGCGAACAGACTGAGTTCTTCAAGGGGTAAAGTTAGTCGTTCAGTTCGTTAATTAACTGTGCGAAATACTGAGCTGCTTTACCAGTAAGTTTACTGATAATAGCCGCATCTGGCTCTTTTCCAGCGTCTTGGATAGCACCTGTGAGTTCTTCCTGTGCACCTGCAACAGAGACTCTAGTACCACCAGTTCCACCTGATTTGCCACCAGCCGCAGGAGTTTTCTTTACATAAACTCCAGCTTTTGTTAAAATCATTCTGACTCCATTTGGACTCTCGTTTATGTCATCAGCAATCATTTTTACAATTTCCATACTTGTTTCAGGAGTAGGTTCCTCTGCAGTATACATCTCTACTGCCTGAGCTTTTAGTTCGTCTGTCCAAGCCATTTTTCTTTTCCTTGTTAATTTATATTTTGTTTTGTATTCGGCAAGAGTATAAGTATTACGGTAGCCAGGAGCCCAACCTGTGGCTTCTAGCATTTGTGTATAAAACCTATCGCTCATTGCTTATTTCCTTATTATAAATATATTATACTAAAGATTTAAGCAAGAGTCAAGAACTAAATTTTATAAGCTATATCCGAATGTGAGAATATCTTCCTTATACAGGTCAGCAACATTAGTACGAGTCTTTAGTGTATACCAATTGTTCCACATGGGTGCTATAAATAGCTTCTCCAAAATGGAAGTATCTTTTACAGGTAATTTTAATTCCTCTAATTCATGTTCCCAATCTTCTAATCGGATTAAGATATCCATATCTTTATACATCTCTTTTTGTGATTGCATTGGATTGGCAGTAAGCCATTTATCAAAACCAATAAAGTTTAAACTGTTCTGATATTCAGTCACAGCTCTTTCATATGGGTTTCTAACTACTCCAATCTTGGTTTTATTTGATACCAGATATAAACTCTGACTCATAACTTAATTCCCTCGCTAATGCTTTGCAATCTTCAATTGTATGTTTCTTCCTAGTTGGAGATAGCTCCATGCCATCCAACTCATCCAACTTATCAAGTAAAGCTTTTAATTTAATGGCACAGTCTATTCTATTGTGTGTCATTTGAAGTTTCTCTCTAAAGATTCTAATTTATCTTCAAGTTCTGCTAATTTACCTATTTCTTGGTCTAAAGTTTCCATGATATCTCCATGCTCTGCTAGTCCAACATGTGAACCTAACAGCACTTCTATATTCATTTTATGTGCTTCTATGCAACCTTCATACAATTTTATAAGTGCATTAACTAATCTTTCTCTATAGTTGCTCATCCTAATAATCCTATTACAAAGTTCCTAATGAACCTTTCTCTATGTTTCCCGACATCTAAGGCGGCAAACATTAATAAAGGTGTTAATGGTAGTGCCATTATGCACACTAATCCCATAACAAATTTTTTATGCTTAAGGACAGAATTGTTTTTGTCTGATAGTGTAGCAATTCTAAAAGCAGGTATAACCAACTTCCAAATTACTATGAACCATGCAGACAGCCAAAAGGCTAGTAAATAATCCATATGTTTTCCTTATGCTCATTTTATTGAGTGCTTTACAAATATTGTTGTAAATGTTTTAAACTTCCCATGTCATATGCTGCTAGACAGTATTGTTTACCAGCAAATGGTAGATGTGGAAAGTAACTTTCTTTTAAGTCGTCTTGTGAACACTCTACCGTATACACTAAATAGACTTTAAAACCTCTTTCTTCTGCGAGTTCAGGTTTTAATTCTCTTTCAACTATCGCAGGATAGTTTTGTTTGATTGCCCAAACTTTTTCTTTGGTATCAAACTGTTCTGCTACACACTGTTCTGGTAATATAGCATTTCTTCTTCCTTCATAGTCAGTCATGGAGAGTTTCTGAGGCACTCCTAGTCTTTCTATAATTCCTTTAATAAACGCAGGACTTCTGTATAGTGATTTCGCTATATCAGACATGTTAAATCCGTCCAAGTACATTCGTACGGCAGATTGTATCTCCTGTTTATTAGCACCTTTTCCTTTATTCTGAGACTTACGTCTTGCTCTAAAGTCCATGGTTTCTTTGTGTTCATTTATAATTTTGTTAAGCCTAGTGGTATTATACGCTATGTTTAGTACACCACACGCTTCTTTTTTAGTTATAGGCTTCTCGCCCTCTAGCAAACTAATTACTTTACTTATATTCGCTTCCGATAAGTTCTCGTGTTTCTTTATTCTCATTTTCTACCCCTAGTAAAATTATTGCATAATGCAGAATCTTCAGTAAGTCCTGCTCGTTTCTTCCATCTTTCTTTCCATAGCGTTGGGCATACTTTATAATGTTGCCTAGGCAGAAGCCTTCGCCATGACCAGCGTCGAAGATGAACTCGGTTGACTGGATTTTATTCATACTGTAATGACTATCATAAGTCTGTAGTATGTGATTTTTTAGCATGTTCAATGCTATTCTTTCATTAAACTTGTCGTTATTGTATTCTGTCATTTACTTCTCTGTTGCGAAAAATCCTACTTGGACTAATCTTGCGTTTTCTTTGTTTGTTCCGAAAGATGCATTAAGTGGTGCATGCCAATAATTTGCTGGATATATTACACATCTATTGTATACATTCCCAACATAAGTGTGCAACTCCCAATCTTCATGGTTGCTTTTCCACTCTCCTTTAAAGCCAGCGTTTCTATCTATTTTTAAGCTGTCTGACTTTGTAATTAAGTTTGTCTTTTTACTTCTAAAAAGTGCTGTGCCTGTGTCGATTTCGGCTTTGGGTTGTAAATAAATTACAGCAGCCCAAGCTTCTCCATCAACACTTTGTGTTGTTCGTTCTAAAAATCCTGAACAGTCGTGATGAATCCAGTTAAGAAACTCATTGTCTTTCTTAAGTCCAAGAGTAAACGCTCCATTAGAGTTTTTATTGGGAAAGTAAGTTATCTTTTTTCCAATAGTTTTCTCAAATCTATTCTTAATGAAAGTTCTATTCTCACTTGAAAAAGTAGATATAGTTCTATCACCAGGAAATGCCATCTTCTTCCCTCTGCGACCTGGGTAAAAATACATTTTTAGTGCTTGTTTTCTTACCTCGTCTGGGTCTGGATAGAAATTATCAATTATGTGAATCATGCTTCGTGAGTTCGTCTATTACTTCTAGTCCGCCCTCTAACTTAGCTAGATATTCTTTCTTCTTTGCAAGTTGAGCCTTTAGATTAACGATATCATTCTCGACACCTGCCATCTGTGCTTCTAAGTTTTGTTTTAATACTTGACTGTGTTCCATTGTTTCCACTGTTGGTTCTTTTACTCCTATTAGTTGGTCTAAAAAGTTTGTTTTAGTGCTTTTTGCCATTTAATCTTACTCCATTTAGCATTTGGTATTCATCTCCATTGCTCTTTCTGACCACTATTGGTCGTTTTAGTACTTGAAACTGCGAGTACTCTAATAATTTCTTATTGATTTCTTCGTCTGATGTTCCTTCTTTAAACATAAGGGCTCCTTTGCCCAGTCTAACTTTTATCATACTCTGGTTATCCTCTTTTCATAGTCAGCGTAATCTTCATTCCACCAACTAGGCTTATCTCTGTATTTCCACTCAGCAAAGGTTGCTTTGTCTAGGTGGTAATAATCTCGATACGATTGTATAACATCATCTTCGTTTTTTAACTCATCAGGCATAGCCATAAGGAAAGGAGTTTGTCCTAGCCTAGGCATATTCTTTGGTTCAGGTAGTTTGTTTACTACTTCTACGATAGATTTATGCTGTTTTCCATAACGATAGTGGTACTCATCGTTGAGCGCGTTAGCGTAACAATGAGCCCACTCAAAGTTATCCAATGATGACCTAACCCATATCGTGCATGGATGATTATACATCATCGGCAGATAAGGGGTAAGAGGTCGCTCTTCCATAGGAAGATGCTTTATCTTGGCTTTCTTACTGTTTAGTACTTCTCGTTCGTCCTTGTCAAGCGCACGAGGTACAAATCCTAGTACTTCATCAACCCATATTGCTGTGCACAGTAACTGTGCTGCCTCGAGAGGCATTTTAACAATATGTTTGTCGACATGGTACTCGGCACATTTGTCTAAGTCTTGGTCTAAATAAAATAAATTCACCTATTTCCAACACTTATAGACACCACATAAACCATCTGCATTTTCTGTAGTTCCACAGTAAGTGCATGGTTTATCTGATTTGGTCGGTTTATGTTTAGTTTCTGTAATTTTCATATGAGTATATTATACTAAAATTATCAGCAGGTGTCAAGAACTATTTTGAGTTTATCTTATCTTTAGCTGTTCCAGCGTAAAGACCAAACCATGCAGCTCCTGCACCTACTACTACGGAAATTAATCCTGACTGTTCAAAAGTTGGAGCTGGTAACTCCATAAACCATATTGTACACTTATACAAAAGTATAATATATACTGATAAAAACGCTCTAGGGAATATTCTCCATGCGTCTATCATATTTGATAACCATATCCATCTTTGCCATGGGTTATCTGGCTCTCTTTCGTTCTCCATTTCCATAATCTTGGCTTTTAACTCACCAATTTCTGAAACCATTGCCATAAACTTATTAAGGTCTATTTCTACCTCGTTCCTCGACATATCGCCTTGGAACTGTTCACTTGGTTGTGCCATATATTTCTCCAGGCTCCCAATTGTACCATTTATTTCTAGCTCCTGTCTCCGAATGTGGCTTCCAGCCGTCATAAGGTTCTCTGAAGTGAAAACTAATTGATATTCTTGGGCTTAGCGTATCTACTTTATGATACTGCTTAGCAGGTATATATAATAAATCTCCGTCATCTAACTCTAGAACTTCTAATAATTTAGGAGCAAATTTGTCAGCACGAAGTCTTTTATTTTGCTCTTTCTTAGTATCTCTACTAGCAAAATCTTCATAAATATACCATCTTATCTTTCCACTTACATGGAAAAGAAAATTGTCAGTAGAATCTGCATGAATAGGAAAACACTTGGCATCTTTTTGATTAGAGCAGTATATATTAGCCTGCCCAATACCATAGTGTTTTTCAAACTCTCTAGTCTGATTCCACATTGTTTTGTTTAAAAATTCAGAAAGTGTAATAATAAAACTACTCCCATCTCTCCAAAGTTTTAGTAAATCTTCTCTAGTTTTCTTTGCAACTGATTTCTTTTTACACCATTTAGTGCCATTGGGCAATACTACTTGTAGTTGGGGCGTTCTATCCCATTGTTGTATATTGTATTGGTTTAGATAGTTATCTAATTCTTCCCAACTAAAATGATTTGCAAAAATGTTTTCTTTAGACTTAATCACAAAATGTTTCTTATCTTTATATTCTTTCAAGAAGCGTTCAAGTCCAATCGGCTGTAGTAATTTATCTAAACTAAGACTACTATCCATTTTTTCTCATCTGTCTTACTATATTAGCGTAGTCCCACCATACTTCCATTAAGTCTTGTCTCCAATGGGTAGCTTTAGCAAAACAATTATATCTAGGATGCCATGGTTGATAGCTGAGTCCTGTTAAATGTAGTTGCCACATAAAGTCTAAGTCCATTTGAGGTTTTTGCCAAAAGTCTCTCATATGTTCGTCTGGTACTGCTACTGATGGGTCTACTCCATCGAAACAGTTCCATCTTGAATCTAATAGTTCAATGTATTCTTTTGACTCTTGTTTAAATGGCATATTTAATTTTTCACCAAATTCCCACTTATAACTTTTACTAGTTTTTGCACTCCATTCTTCCATAACTTTTATACTATCCATATATGGTTTTGCTTTCTCGCAATCGAATAGCATTACACTATCACACCACCAACCTCTTGGTACACCTAAGTCTGCTCCTTTCTTTCCATTGTCTTGTTGAGCATCCCATACAAATCCAAAAGGCTTACCAGCTAAGTCAGTATTAAATAAATGAGAAATATCTCTAAAGTTTATCATGTCTACATCTGTATACAAAGCTCTGCCTTCAAAATTACATAGCTCTGGAACTGCATATCTAAAACAAGTGAAAGGAGTCCCCCAATATCTTCTGTCCCAGTTTGGGAACATTGATGGGCGTAAGAATGTTATCTCTATTTCTTGTTCAGGTGGTAAATTTTTATAAATAGAATAAAGGTACACTTGCTCGGCTAGCCAGTCTTCTTTCTCGCTTGTGCCTATAAATAGTCTAATCGTATCTGACATATAATAATTTTGCTCCTTTTACTGCGTGAATACAATGAAAAAATAGATTACCAATAATAACACCTGTATCACAATGCAAAGGAGCATTTTTTACATAGTGTTTTTTCCAATCAAATTGTTCATAGTTTGGTATATCTAAAGTCTGGTCTATATTATTTCTATCTTTTCCCATTACTACTGAACTATGTTTTTTATTTAAAGAAAATATTTGTACTATACCTTTAACTGGTATCTGTATTGATTTTTCACTTGCTTCCATAGCAACAACCTTTGTAGGTGTCCTATCTTCAATTGGATGTTTAAGTAGTTCTAGAAACTCATCTTCATGGTTATACCACTTAGGATAAGTAAATGTATAGTTTTCTAGTTTGTGGTGTTTGCGATGCAATGGTACTGCATGCCAGAAGGGAAACGCTGTATCTCTCATATCAAGAGGAAAGTCTAGTATATCAAGAGCAATCTTTTTGACTTCATTATTAAGCTGTGTTATCATTTTAATATGGTGCTCCTGCACCTCTAAAGAATCCTACTATAATATCTCTTTTGCCTGATACTAGTGGTCTAGATTCGTGTTCATGTATTGATGTAAATATTGTAAGAGAGCCTTTCTCTCTAATTGTAGGAAAAGAATGTCTAAATGTTTCTCTTTGTTTTAAAAACTCAGGTGGGCAATTACTATCTATAAATACATCAGGAGTAGTATAACTCTCAACTATCTCTAAATCACCGCCCTTATACTCATGACTATGGCTTAGTTGAATACTAAGACTTATCTTTCTGGTAGTCATTCCTGTATGAATTTCTTTTAGCCCAGGTCTGTAATCTCTATGAGCTCTAAAGTGCATGCCAGGTTCATCATATCGAACCATATTTATTTCGTGCATCTTTCTTTCGTCGTAGAGATGAAACTTATATGTGTTATTGTTATATAAGTCTACAGCTTTCTTTAATTTATCGTAGAATGGAAACTCTATCCGACTTCTTTTTTTACACTTGCGTATTTTGGAGTTATAACCACTCCATCGTGTTGCCGCTAAAGGCCACTTCCTATCCTTGTTTATCTCATAAAGCTGAGTTATTTCTTCATCAGATAAAAAATTAGGTATATGCCCTACTATGTCGTGTTCTTTATGTACACTAACTTGTAACTTCACTTACTTTCTAATTGTTCAATTCTTTTTACTAAAGTATCGTAGCCATCAAACTCCTCGATACCACACTTAGGATGAGCCCAATTCTCTAGAGCTCCCACTCTATCTTCTAAATGCTCACACCAATCTTCTTGTTCTTCAAATCTATTCTGTATGGTAGGATTACTTTCTAATATATCATTGCCTTGCTGCATAATACGAAAGAGTCTCCACTTCTGCAGTAACGTTCTAAACACTGTTCACAAACTCGCATGCTTCTTCCCATGCAACTTTATTTGTACTAGGTATTGCTAATTCTAACACACATCTAGGTTTTTTATTGTAGTTTCTATCTGCCATCCAATCATCTATTCCGTCTTGTTCTCCTATGAGTAGTGTCCAGTCGGCATTATAAGTAGAGTGTTGGTCTGGTATCTTTTTATATCTACCTTTTGAAACATATCTAGTTTCTCCACGACCTGAATTATGAATAAATCTAAGGAATAATTTACCTTTTCCTTTGCTATTACTCCATCCAGTCCATCCCCAATAAGGTACCTGAGCCATGTAAGTGTCCCAATACCAGTTTTGAGTACCAGTTTTACTACAGACAATATTTCTAAATATATTTCTTAGTCTACCTAAGTCTGCGAAACCATCGACAGACTCTCTACCAACATAATCAATATTGTTTGTCAACTCCATCTTACCATCATTTTTAGTCATAGCTGAGCGTAGTTTTGCTAAAGTTATGTCAGGTTTAGGTGCTTGATTATAGCTTGCAGGCTGTTTATATACAGTCTTTGCCATTAAATCCAATCGAGTAATTACTTCTCTATTTCTAATTTTTAGTGCTTGTATCATTTTTTAGTGCTTCTGGGTCTGTTACTTTTTCATAGTAAACTACGACCTCTTTGAGTTCAGTTATATAACGCTTTAATTCTTGCATGTTATATGACATCAACTCATAATCTGGTATGGACATAGCTACAAATACTACTTGTCCATGTTCTGCTGTTAATCTTTCGTGAAACTCGTCAATGTTTTTATCACTAACTACATACCATAACGGTAGCTTTAAGTCTATCTCTCTTGGTAGAACAGGTTGTGTTATTATCCTGTCCATAGGTTTTGCTGTTACTTCTATCTGTTTAGTTGGGATTAGACTGCAACTCGATGCCATCATCAAGGCTATCAATGGTGCGACTAATTTCTTCGATTGACTCAAATACATGTTTAGTTCCTTTATTTATCTTTGGTTCTAGCAAACCAGGTTTTGCTGCTGCTAGTTTTGTTAAGTTGTGTCGTTTAAAGATGTCTAAGTATCTATTCATCTCTAACTGTGTTGCTTGGGACTTCTGTTGAAGTTCACTAAGCGACTTTGTTTGTAATGCAAAATCATTCTGCATTGTTGCGATAGCTTCCTCTTGAGTTGCTACTGCTGTTTCTAGTGCTGCATTATTTGCTGTCAGTACTTGATTTTGTTGGTACAGGTAATAACTACCTAGACCCAACACTAATATAATTCCTATATAAAGTTGGTTCATTATAACTCCTTAATTTTATAATTGAGCCCTTCAGCTCCTCGTATCTCGACTATATCGCCGTCTTCGGTTTTGAACTGAAGATACTTATCTTGCTTCTTATAAAACTTTGCGACTATAAATGTTTCATCATCTGCGTCACCATATACTGAATTATAACTTACTGTAAGTTCGTAGTAAGATAGAAATAGATTCTTAAACCAGAACCACCAATCATTTAACTTCTCTAAAAACTCTTGCTTAGACATGTTCCCAGATTGCTCCTTGATATAATAATGCTTCTGCTTCTCTTCTTCGTACTAAGCCGTCTAAGACCTTTCCACCTGCTTTGTTCCACCTTTTGATTTGAGCAGGTACTCCAGCATGGTCGCCAGAGTTGATGACTTTCAACATTGTTGAAGCTTGTAGATTTCCATTACCGAGATTGAACACCCAAGACACAATTGCATCGAATTGATTCTGAGAAAGTGGAACCGTTACCGCTGTGTTCACGTAAGTTTCGTACTCCTTCATCTCATGGTTAAACATTTCGTTTGCTTCTTCTTGTGTTATTGTATCGCCCATACTTACACCTTTTATATGTCCGTAGCCGATTGTTGGAACTCCTGCAGCACATTTATATGCTGTAAGTTCGCATCCTTCAAATTTTTTAATTAGGCTCTTGCCTTCTTCTGATATTGTCATAGTTTTTCCTTTTAGTAAAAGTTGGGGAAGCTTACACTTCCCCATCATGTTCGTCAACTTGTTAAACAAGTGGTGCTAACGCTAAGAAGGTAGTTGCACCTATACATAATAGTATTAGTACTTCTCCTGTTGCTTCGACATTACACTTGTCTATTCCATCTCGAACTTTAAAAGCTAGTGCTTTCATGTTATCTCCAATATTTTCCTTTTAGAGTTCGGAGTTCGAGTTAGTTGTATCGTTAATAATCCGTCTTGTAGATTCACATTAGTTACTTGTAAATCAGGATTAAGAATAAATCTTCTCTCAAAGCTTTTTAAACTTAGTCCTTGATGAAGAAATAGTTCTCCCTCATCTAGTTTGTGTTGTTTGTTGCCCTTGATATGGAGTTCTTCGCCATCAGCGATTATCTCCAGTTCCGTTTTATTCCAACCTGGCACAGCGACCTCTATTCGATATCCACTGCCACTTTCAATTAAGTTATATCTAGGATAAGAACTCTCCGTATAAGACGGCATAAGCCCATTATCTAATCCAAGCCAAAATTTAGTTAAATCAATACTCATAATATTTTCCTCCAAATAATCTTTTCAGTATTACTTTGCCTTGCCTCTCGGTCAAGACGCCAAAAAGTAAGCAGATTATTCCACTTACAAAATAATTATATCAAAATTTAACCTTTATGTCAAGAACTATTTTTCGTTGTCAAACTCGATTATACCTTCTGTCTCCAGAAAATCAATCGTAGACTCTATTCCAAATTGCTTTCCAATGGTGTATGACATTCCCATGCCACAAATTAAAATAATAATGTAATTTATATCTATATTTTCTATCATGTCAATATTATATCAATTTTCCCACCTTCTGTCAAGAATAATCTATAACCCAGTCAAAAATAGTTCTTGACACGAATAGAAATTTCGTCTATAATATACTTATGAAATGGACAGATGAAGAAAAACAATTTTTGAAACGACACTATAATGATATGTCAACGGAAGACATTGCATCCAAACTGGGACGCAATCCGTCAAATATCGCCTCACAGATATACTATCTAAGAAAAAGAGGTTGGACTTTCAATGCTAAGAGTGATATTCGAGTAAGAAAAGAAACTCCTGCACATGCATCGACAAAAGTGCATCGTGATAGAACTAAATATAGGAGAGCTGATGCCGAGTATTGATTGCTCTAAAATGCCTATTGAAAAGGCAATTAGAATATTCAGGCGTAAGTGTGATAACGCTGGTATCAAGGAAGAGTGTCGTGCAAGACAGCATTACTCAAAACCATCTGCCATTAAATATGAACACAATAAAAGCACAACAAGAAAACGAGCCAGAGACTTACAAAAAGAGACAGAACTTCTTCAAAGTCGTAAAAAGTTTAGAGTGCTACCAAAAAAGAAAAATACGAGAAGACCATCAAGGTAGTACAACTCACAAATATACTACTACCATCTACAATACTAATATATTTTTCTATCAATCAAACCTACACGAGAACACAAAATCATACCCCTTCGAAAAACACTTCTTGATTTATGATAAAAGTTGTGATATAATAAATACATAATTTAGATTATAAGCCAATACAAACTACCGATTATGGATGTTGCTTCTAATCTGGGAATCGACATATAGGAGCGTAAGCGGATATATGGAGTCCCTAACTAGGAAGAAAAACTATCCATTGATTGTATAAACCAAATCATA